GTCGTAGCCGATGCCGAAGTGGGCGATGAGCTTGTCCGCCTTCTCCAGCGTCTCAAGAGCCTGCGGGATTTGGTCAGGCCCCCAAGCGAACTTCTCCTTGGTGTCCACGTCCTTTGCATTGATGCAGTGGAGCTTAGTCACCACGTCGAGAAAGCCATTCGCCTCGATGTCGAAGTGAAGGCGCTTCATTCACGCCACACAGCCACAAAGGTCCCGCAGAAGGCCCCTGCCGCTGCGGGCAAAAGCATCCAATGGTCTTCCGTGTAACTGATGACTGAGAAGCCACCGAGCAGGATGATGATGACGGAATAGTATCCTGCCTTCAGCGCCTTCCCGCTCGTAGTGCAGATGTTGTAGCGCGCCCACACGAAATCGAGTGTGAACAACGCCACGAAGACCAAGAAGGGCTTCATCGGTTCTCCTAAAGAGCGGCGAGCACTGGCGTTGCGAGCCAGCCTGTCTGCCTGTTGTAGATGAGGGTGTCGGCCACGCCGGTATCTCCGGTCTCGCGGCATTTCAGAACGCGGATGATGCTCTGATCCTTCAGGTCTTCTTCGGCCTGTTGGTCCCGCTCCAGCGCCAGCACGTTAAACGAAAGCTGCTCAAGCGCCGCTGAGCCGCGTAGGTCGCTCAGGGAGATGCTGGAGCCCTCGTTGAAGCTCTTGTCCTTCGCCCGCTTGAGATGGACGATGGCGATGATGCCGACGCCGGTCTCCTGCACGAGCGAAGCCAGCTTCGTCATGAGGATGTCGATGTCCTTGCGCTCGCCCTCGCTGCTGCTCTCCATGCCTGACGTGACGATGGAAATGTGGTCGAGGAAGATGAAGTCGCACTTCTCGACGGTCGCCATGTAGCGGAGCTTGGCGATGAGGTTGGCCTGCTCCAGCGAGCCGAAGTGGTTGTAGAAGCTCATCCGCTGGTGAATGACCTCAGCAGCCGTTGCGGCGTATTGCTCCCTCGTGAGGAGCCCTGAGTTCGCGCGGAGCTTCGAGAGTGGGATGGAGTGGTGAAGCGCGACGTAAGCCTTCGCGGTCTTCTTGAACTGCTCCTCCAAGAACACGTTGCCAATCTTCAGGCCGTGCGTCTGGTGGAGGTTGTAGGCGATCTGGCGTGCCCAAGTGGACTTGCCGATGCCTGAGCCAGCCGTGAGGAGCGTTAGCTCGCCCTTGCGCCAGCCCATCAGTTTATCTTGAAGCTCTGGACACCCGTCGATGTCGTAGCCGGGAGCCATCTCCTCCATGAGGTCGTCAACGGAGATGTCGGCACCGTTCACGATGCCATCGGGACGCCACGGCTTCGCCTTCCAGAACGCATCCACCAGAGCGGCGGGGCCGTCCTTCAGCAGGACCTCGTTGGCGTCCTTGCGGCCCAACACGGCGATCTGCACCTTGCCGACCGGCAGGGCTGCTGCGGCTTCCTCAGCCGCAAGGCGTCCGGGCTCGTCCTGATCGAACATGAGGACGATCTTCTTGAAGCGGTCCAGCCACTCGTAATAGCGCTGGCAGTTGTAGGCCGCGTCCTTCGAGCCATTGGGTAGCGAGACGACGGCGTACTTGTGCTTGAACGCCTGCGAGACGCTGAGCGCGTCTATCTCGCCTTCCGTGATGACGACACTGAGGTCCCCGCCTGCCAGCCACATGCCATAGAGGGGCATGTCCTTGCTACCGTTGATGCACTGGAACTTCTTGCCAGCGCGCCTGATCTTCTGAGCGACCAGTTCGCCGCCTTCGTCGCGGTAGTTCGCAATGTGGCACTTCTCATCCACATTGATCTGGTAACCCCACTTCTCCAGCGTCTCGCGTGTCAGCCCTCGATCATTGAGGTCCGCGTAGATGCCAGTCTTGTAGTCCTTCGAGATGCGCTGTTCCTTTCGCTCGTATGTGCCATCAGTCGGAGGCTCCCAATGCCCACAGCCCATGCCGAAGCACGAGGCAGAGCCATCCAGGTATCGACCTAGATTGTCTTTGCTCCCGCACTTCGGGCATGGTTCTTTGTGGGAGAAGCCAGCGCTCTCGCGCTTAGGCCGCACGCGTCTGGTGACGCAGTTCGATCAGGCGGTAGGAGGCGTACTTGTCGCCCTCCTCGTCCTCCTTGATCGTCGTGACAATCTCGAAGCCCGCTTCACGCAGATCGTGAATGCACGCGGCGAGCCGCATGGTCCCGTAGGTCGAGAAGGCCACGAGCGGCGAGATTGCCCCACGCGTCCGCATGTAGTGGAGAACCTTCTTCCCGAGGGGCTTCAGGCGCAGTTCGGCAGTCATGGTGCTGTAAGCGTTCACGTCAGTCCTCGATCTGTGAGTTGGGGATGAGCCAGTAGTTGACGGTCTGCCATCGACCGTCGATGAGGCGCTGGTGGGCGATGTAGTCGCCGTCAGTGCCAAACCAGATGTCGTAGCGGTCCATCAGCGCTTGCCACGCTTCGTCTCAGGAAACACGAACGCAACCTCGCCGCCTGTCATGGCCTTGAAGCGCTTAATCGCGTCCTTGGGGGTTGCCCCATTGATCGTCACTTCGCTGCCGTTGATGAGCAGCTTGAACGGGCGGAGATGCTTCCGCATGTGCGGTCGCACGGCTTCGATGTCGCACTCACGAGGAGCATCGACGGCGAACAGGCGGGAGGTTGCTGTCATGTAGTTCCTACTTCTTGGTGGGTTTCTTCAGGTCTTTGATCCACGAAGCAGGCACAACGCCCCTGTCCGCCCACGTAAAGCCGTGGTCGTCCGCCCATTTGGCGTAGGTCGTCTTGCTGCCTTTGTAGATCGGCTTCTTCGCGTCCTGAAAGACGATGCGGATGTCGAGGTCAGGATGCTGCTCCTTGAGGAGGATCATCTTCTGACGCTCTTGCGCGCCGTTGCTGTCAGACCTAAAGCCGCCGAAGCGGCCCTTGGCCTCAATCAGGATTTTCGTGTTGCGAATGGTGAAGTCAGGGAGGTACTTCGCCTCCCTTGCCGGGACGGTGTAGTGGACCCACTGACTTTCGTAGTCGTAGGACACACCCGCATCGTCAAGCTGGTCCGCAACCTTCTTCTCTAATCGGGAGCGATACCGAGCCTCAACGAGGATCGGCTTGCTTGCCATCAGAGCTTGAAGGCGTCGTCACCAGCCGGGGCCTCGTCGTCACCGCTGGTGTCAGCAGCTTCGTCGGTGCCTTCTTCATCTCCGAACGCAGTCGGCTCGTACTCGTCGGCGTCGAAGCCATCCTCAGCAGCGCCGAAGGCTGCATTGGCGTCGAAGCCTTCCGAGAGCTTGAGGACGCGAACGGCATCCGGCCACAGGCTCACGCCGCGCTTAGCGCCCTTCTCCCATGCGGCAATCACGCCCGCGATGCGGATGAGAGAGCCACCACGAACGACGGTGCCCTGCTTCAGCGGCTTGCCCTTGCTGTCAGTGAGCATGGGCTTCTTCTTCGGGGACTTGAAGTTGAACGCAATCGCGCCCTCCTTCGTCTCCTTCCACGGCAGATGGACGTTCTTCTTGCCAGCGAAGTATTCGTCGGCAACGGCCTGAATGGCCTCTTGGAACGTCTCGGTATAAGCCTCGTCGGCAGTCGCTTCGGTCTTATACTTGCCGTCTGCGTACTCGCCCTTCGTGTCGGGCTCTGACAGCTTCGGGTAACGGGCGGTCATGACTTCGGTAACGAAGGGGACGTACTTGAACTTCTTGTCAGCCATTGTTGCTGATAGTTTCCTTTTCAGGGGTAGAGGAGATGCACCAGCGCCTCAGAGGGCTGAAGGTGCGGTAGCCGTCACGCCCGTTCGGACGTGATGTCGAGACGCGCCAGATGGACGCTGCGGATTTCGAAGACTGCGATCTGGCCTTCGTATCCGTCGTTCTCCAGCGTCTCGCGGGCGAACTCCTCCGCGTGCTGGAGCGTCATGAAGGCGTCTCCAGTGAACGCGAAGTTGACCATGCCGTCGTGCATCCACGCGGTAGCAAAGCGCGGTCGAGCGGGCTCAGCGCTCGTTAGCTCCCACGGCTCGAAGTACCACTTCGAAATACCGAGGCGCGGCTCGTCGAGCTTGACGTTGATGTGACCGACGTAGTTGCTGGGAATGACTTCGCCTTCGACGCCGAGGGCTCCGATGAGGACGCGCTGTCCGATTGAGAAGGCTTCAGTCAAGGCCATGCTCCTTACGAAGGTTGCGCTCGATGGTCTGCACGTCGATACCAACGCTCATCATCTTGACGGCGTGGTCGTATGGGATTGCCCCGTCGCGTTCGACGTAGGCACGGGCCTGAGCGAGCAGGCTACGCAAATGCGTATTTTGCATTGAGCACTTCCTTGATGTTGAGGTTTCCGTATTCGATTGCAGAAGGCAACCGACTGCTATCGTGTTCAATCAAGTCACACGTCGCCCGTTGAAGGACTTCGGCCAGCACGTCGTGCGTCTCGTACATCTCCACGAAGGTCTCGCGGATGATGCCTTGGAAGCGCGCCGCTTGGCTTGGCAGACAACCGAAGCTGTCATGCACCAATGCGAACTGAGTGATACCTTCTCGAACTCCCGCAAGCACCGTGAGGAGCAAGTGGGCCGCATCGCAGGCGTGAACGAAGTTGGGAGCAGCCCCGTTCACGGCGCGTTTCTTGTCGATGTCCTTCTGGTGGCCGGTCGCGACGATGGGGCGATAAGGCACCCGAACGCCGTGGTCGTGCATCCAGAGGCGCAACTGCTCAGTGGTGGACGCATGGTAGCGGTTGCTCCACGGCAGTCCCGTAGGTGTGACCCACTGGAGAGGCATCCCTGCGTGAGCCATTGCGGCAGCGCAGTCCTGCAAGAACTCCATGGCCGCCATAGCGCGCGGGGCGACTTTGGCGATGGCTTCGCTGGCGTGCTTGGCGAGGAAGGTCGAAGCGGCGCGATGCTCGCCCCACGTCTTACCGAAGGGATGGGCCTTGCGCTTCTTCTTCAGCACGTCACGCTTCAGCGGCTCCATGAGGTCGTCCATGTGCTGCTGCGCCAGCCCGAACTTCTTCGAGCCGTAGAACGTCGTCATGACGTTGCGCTTGAACAGCTTGCGCCAGTCACCGTCGTAAGCCAGCACGAGCGCTGCCAGAGGGTCTGGTGAAGCAGCGATGGCTTCACGGGCCGCGCCGCCGACCTTCAGGTACACGTCGCGCGGCTCAGGGAGGTCCGTGAGGTTAACTTCGCAGCCTTCCTCCGCGCGTGTCATGGCGCTGAGATGTTGCAGACCAGAACACGAGCCGTCCCACGAGCACGGTAACGAACAGACGTACTCCGGCCCATAGCTCAGGGCCTTGGTAAGTTCGACGCAGGCCGCGAGGAACAGGAAGGGTTTGTCGGCCTTGGTCCAGAACTCCAAGCCCGTGTCGGAGAGAGGGCCGTTGTGCTCCCAATCCTGCATCGCGCAGTTCTGGATCGCCGTGATGTTGTCGTCGGTCCATTTGATCCGTTCCTCGTAGGACTTCTTCGATACCTTTTCGAAGTCGCCGCAGTTCGCCACATGGACCTTGAGCCATGCGATGCCCTCCTCC